CACACGAATCGACAAGCCATTATCCTTATCGCTTGCACGGCCTGCAAAATGTACGCCGTCAGGCAATTGGAGGTCGGCTGTAGCCAGGGTAAACGCATTACGATGGAACACCAAGTTCTGCGGGCTGACAATACCAGTTTTGTTAAATGGTGTGACAACTGCAGTTGACGAGGTAGCGGATACGGTCACATTCTGGAACTGACCAGCAGTAATAATGGCTGGGGAAACAGTTACAGATGCTGTACCGCTCGATGTGATAGTTACATCGGCAGTTACTACAAAGCTACGCAATACATTACCACCGTAGGGCTGGCGGTTCTGTGGGTTGACTGCAAACACATTAGCAATCTGAATTGTATCGCCTTGCTTTAACACGGCGTTAGCAGTTGCAGCTGCAATGGTAATAGTTGAAGTCTGAGCCCAGCCAGTTGTCAACGAACCAGTAAAGGTTGCGGTGTTGGTGGACATTGTGGCAGTTGCGTAAGAACCATAGGTATGGGACACGATGTTTTGGTCCATATACCAGTTCATACCAATGGTGTCGCGCCCCATCATGCCCTTTTCATACTGGCCAGCGATGGAACCTTGGGGGTTGAATAAACCCTTTAAGGAGCCAACAATACTAGCGCCGGTGAATGGGTCAACAACGCAAGAACGCTTACCGTCACGGGGAGCGCCTTCACCATCCAAGAAAGCCTGGGCGGTCAAGAATGTTGCGATGTCAGATGGAACTACACCAGCTGTACCAACGGTATTAGCGGTGTTGTCTACTGCCATTGTGGTGCCGTCAAAGTCAATTTTGTTGGCGATTGCTGCAATAGCTGGTTTTAGTACACGGTCCGAGAACATATCTAACGACAAAGACAAGTCTTGAGTCGTAAATTGTGTGTCCACATGGAACTGGGTACTGAGGGTTACTGGTGAGGAGGTCTCGTTAAAGTCCTCAACATTCAGCGCTGGGCCGGTTGTACCGATAAAACGACCTGGGCGGCGGACATTGACTGTGTTACCAATCTTTGCACCGACAACCGCAAATTGGTCATCATAGTTACGGTCTACACGACCAGTAAAGGTCAAACTGTTTTCCAAGACCATCAACGCCTCGTTGGTGATCATGGAGATGGTTAGCAAGTTATTTGCCATGGTAATTCTCCAAATTAATTTTAAAGTTACCCGTCATCGAATCTTCCCAGAGGCCCTTGCAGCTTTCCATTGCTGGTAGGTGCCATGAAATTTACGGTCAGAATCCAACGCAATATCGCTGGGATTCCCACCGGCTTTCAGCGGACTAATCGGTGCCGGAGCATTAGACTTCTTCGCAACAGGTTCTCTTACGCTCGGTTTAGCCGGTTCTGATTTCTCAAATTTAGCCTCTAAACGCCCAATGGCACGGAGTTGTGAGGTAATGGATTTCTCCGCTAACTCACGAGCAAAATCAGGATTTTCGGCCAAGTAATATAGGAGTTGTGGGCCTACATCACTTTCAATAATTGCATCGGTGACCGGTTGTGAAACCGAGACATCACTTGAGGCAATCATTTCCTCGTAATCCGGCATATCTTGTTTCGCAACATCTAGTCGATCTTGGAACTTTTGCCGCATCCGCGACTGTTCCTCCTCAACCTTACGAGCAAGTTCTGCTTGATCCCGCTCCCGCATCTTTCGATCAGTAGTCCACTCGGCCAGAGCCTCAGCATACTCTAGAGCATCATTGAATTGCGCTGGGTCTGGTTTAGGGTCAGGTTCATCCGATTTCGGCGGATTTAACTTGCCTTCCAAATCCTTAATACGCGCCTCAAGAGCCTCACGAGCATTACGCTCACGGTCCGCATCTTGGCGGGCTGCTTCGCGCTGCTTGGTCAGTTCCGAAAACCGCTTTTCAAGTTTCGGGTTGTGCTTCTTTTCACCTGCTACAGCATCTGTTTCTGCCTCTGGTTCACTCCTGTCTTGCTCAACAACCGGCTCCGCATCCGCGGCCTCAGTTGGAGTTTCCTGACTGGCTAAACCAAGTTTTTGTGCATGAAACTCAGCTAAATTCTCACTTGTTACTATGTTGCCGGCTTGTTTCCTTACCGGTTCCTGTGCTACTTCTGCATCTGACATGGATTAACTCCAAGAATAAACCCGATGAGCCCATCGGTAGGTTAAATCTATTAGAAACTGTTTTTCAATAGTTGTCAACGAGGCCCCATTGGTATGCCAGGGATAACCGGTTGTTCTGATGGCTGCGGTTGCATTTGTTGTGCAGCAAACTGCGCAATCATTTGGTCATCCATTGCGGGGTTAGTCATTGGCTCCTGGGCAATCGCCATCTCCTGCTGCAAGAATGGTGACTCATTCATATTTACTTCGCTCTCCGCAAACGAGGCCACCAAGTCTTGCTCAGTATCTCTGCGGGCCATTTCTTGCTGTAATGAGCGTGTGTCCATGCCCTTTAGTAACAGTTTGGTAATAGCGTCTAACTCAGTTCGGTTTTGGTCGGTAATCGACTTCATGTTGGTCTGGTTAACTTTAGCCTCGTTAATGGTCTCGGTGTTGTACGCTCTTGAGGTTACATCCATCAATTTGCGCTTAGTCTGGCCTTCTTCCTTCATCTTTTGCACATCGGTCTGGTGCTGTAAGTTCATGGTCAAGGCGGCAATCTGTTGCTGCATATCGGCAACCATTTTTTGGCTGGCCATCAACTGCATCTGGACCTGTGGCGGAATGTCTGCCTTTTCGTCAATCTGGGCTAATGGGTTCATCGCGGCCAGACGGTCAGCAATCACATCTGCGCCTGGAAAGTCCATGTTGCGGAATATTAGGTCACCGGCAGCTTGGAATAGTTCAGGATTAGATTGGATCAATGGAATCATGGACTCAACTGCCTCTTGGCGCTTGGATTGGTAGCCTGGGCCAGTATCCATATACACATCGTATTCGCCCACGGTTACATCGTTTAGTATCTTTTCTGCGCCTGATTCATCCACGGCCCGTTGGTTAATCGTTACCATTTCGGGCTGGTTGTCGTAGCCAATAATCCGCATGACCCGCTCTTTATCGTAAATCTTAGGGATAAGGTCTAGGATGATCCGCCCAGTATGTTTAAGGGAGCGCGTCAGATTGTCGTAATAATGGAAGTTCGACATATCAATCTGCATCTGCTGGCCACGAATAGCCTTACCAGATTGATTGCCTTGGGCCATCATATTCGGATCAAATATACCTACTACGGTTTGCAAGTCGTTATTGATTGCGCTTGTAGCCTCAATAATGCCGGCAGCTGGTGGCTCAGGTTGCAATCTAACGGGTACGGGCGCAGGTTGACCCTCAATGTCTTTTTGCTTATAACGCAATACCGGTGTGGCCTTGATGTTAGCCAGGTTCCATTCATTCTCATGGCCCTCATCTTGACCCTCTGCCAATAGCCATTTAGCCTTGGGCGCGAGAGCCACCGACTCGGTTAGAGCGGTACGCCAGTAGTTGTACATCCGCTGCGGGTCTTTAGCCATGCGCACAATGCCGTACTTCTTGCGCTTATCGTCAATCACCAATTGCTGGCCATAAACTGGGACTATCGGAATATGCTTACCCATCCATGTGGATTCTTCAAGGATTTCTATGCCGGTCAACTTAGCCCATTTAATGGTCTTGCGCATAGTTTCACGCTCGGCCACCACTTCAATGCCGGCTGCCATCATCATTTCTGCGCTGGGTGCCTCATCTTTATAGACTTGCGTACCATCGGAAAGCATGAGTAATTTGGTCTTTTTGCGCTCGGTGTACCACCATTCAGCAATCCGAATGTCATCCTTCATAACCCAATCCGCGTCCGCATCACCGGTTCCACGCATATTGAAGTTACCGCCATCGTCTGCATTAGGGTATTCGGCCTTAAATTCCTTTTTGCTCATTACCTCAGTAATTAAGCAAGACTCAGCGTCCGAGCCGTCTGGCATCTGACTGTTGGGGTCCATGTAAACAGTAAATGGGTTAACGATAGGTTTAATGTAGATTTCTTGGTCAAACGAATCTTCCCGTATGTAGTCAGTCACGATGCGCCAGTAACCCCAACCCATGCGGACCGCAAACTCAAAGGCCGTGTCGTAGGCGGTGTCTGCGTCCGAATTGACCTCAATATGCTTAAAGATGCCTGTCAGGATGTCTGCAACCTTGGCGTTGGCAGCCGAGTTCATCGAGTGCGCTTTCATACGGGGTCTTGCTTGGCGCTGCTGATTACAGACTTGGCGGATAAAACCATCCAGCTTATTGATGGTCAGGCAGGGTCTAGCCTCTAGGTTTCTAGAGTTCTGCACCTCAACGGGCCATTGGTCACCGGAAGAAAATTTAAGATCGTCCAGGGCATCCTGGCGGTTGTAAGAGTCCGCATCATTTGCGTATCTAAGGAATTTCTGCGCGTCTTGTATACGCTGATCGTTTGCCATAGTCATCCCATCCATGATCCAGCCGGTAGTAATCCGGCTCGTTTAGCTACCGATTTACGCGGCTCATTTACTACTAATCCCAGATATTTAAAGGCATCGGCCCCGTGCGAGTAAATGTCGTGCAAGGGCGTTTTGCTAAATTGCTTAGTATCTGGGTCCACATCATATCGGTAATGTCTTAAACATTGTAATCCTTGATGGCAATTTTCTCTATCAAAATAACACTTGTTGAATATTGTCCTGGCCGCATTGATAGAGTCCGCAATTGGGGTTCTTGGCACAATCTGTACTTTGTATCCGGCTGCCCTGACTATGTCGGCAATCGAGCGCCCAGCAGCTGCGAGAGTTGAATTCTCAGCATCGTGCGGCAGCCAAATGGTGTCATAGTGATACCCGAACTTCTGCATCTCGGCCATGTAATAGGACATGGTCTTTTGGTTGTCCTCAATATATCGGATCAATCTGATCTCAAACCCTATGAACTGCACAAACCAAATGGCCGTGTTATCGGACCAGCCAAGGTCAAAGACCGCATGAACTCCTTTCATTTGATCGTACGGGACTTTAGTAATGCGCTGCTCTAGGTCAGCAAGGGTTATTTCGTTACCAAATACCGCTCCATCCACGGTCTTACGGCACAAGCCTTCCCAGACGGTGTTGTAGGCCTCGATGTCCCGCATATGGAGGTTATCTTTCTCCTCCCGCAAGGTCATGGGAAACCAAGGGTTATCGCGCCAGGTTATCTTTTGGACTATTGCATTAGTCGGCGGCGAGACCACAAAACGCTGGTAGGTATCATCGGTCTCAAGTTCTGGATTAAAAGTAATCCATATCTCGGAGTTGTCCTTACGGATCGTAGGAATCAGGACATTCCAACTTGTTTTGGAAACAGTCTGCGCCTCCTCTACCCAACAAATGTCTACGCCCTCAAAGGATTTGACATTGGTAATGTTGTTTTTAAGGCCAATGAAAAAGAACTCGGACCCATTCTTACCGCGAATGCTGGTCTGGGTGACCTCGTAAAAAGACTCTAGGCCTAGACTTTCAATCTGGTCTGTCAGTAACTTATGGACAGAATCCTTAATCGAGACCTGAAACTCACGGGCGCAAAGGATGCGGATGGGGTCTTTTGCTGCCTTAATCAGTAACGCCCTGGCAACTCCCCAAGACTTAGCGCCACCGCGCCCACCATATAGAATCTTGTATCTCTTGGGCTCAAACAGAAAAGCCAGTTTTACGGGGAATTCAGCGTTAGCTACTGTTTGATCTGCTATCTCAAGCATCTTGGGGTTTTACAAACATTACTTGGATTCCAGCCAGGAGCGGAGTACCATCGGAATTCTCGACCTGGTTAGTCTGCACGGCTTTACCATCAAGCCGGTCAATAACCTCTTTAACGGCCCAGGCCTCGCCTTGTTCAGCTTGTGTAATCAGCTGCTTAACAATGTTTTCCAGCTTATGAGGTTCTTGAGTCAGCACCTTGCGGAGCCTGTCATAAAACATCTTGCCCTTTACGGCATTAGAATTTCCTATCGGTGCGGCCATAGTGATTAACTCAATCAATAAGTTCCAGTTGTTAAATAATAAATCGTTTCTTGTTGTTTGTGTTAATCTTATGCTGTAAACTGTTTACTCTTATGGAGGGATTATGAAAGCATTTCCAACAAACAAGACTTTGATGCTACAAGACGATAACGAAAAGATGTATCTACAGTCTATAGAGAATCTTGGTATGGACCTTAGGGATTACTTTGCTGCCAAGGCAATGCAAGCCATTATTGGTAAATCAGATGATGCTAGTCTTGATATAGACGAAATTGATAACTGGATTGGTTCTTATGCTTATGTGGTCGCAGATGCAATGATGGAGGCCAGAGACGCATGAAAATCATTAAATCGGAGTTCTGGCATATCCTACAAAAACATATTGCTTTAAGAAAGGGTCAAAAATGAAACGATTAGTCTTTTACTGTGGCGTTAATACAGATACTGGTGACGCTTATGTCCGCAACGCACCAGAGTATCTTGCTATGACCAATGAGGAGCGCATAAACGCCTTATCCTCAATAGTTAACGAGTTGTCCCAAGAATTGAGGTTTGTTTCTGCTCAACTCAATACCCAAGAAACTGCATCAGAGGGTCCAGAGACTCTGCAGTAAACCTTTCCCCTTGGTGGGACAGTCGCATAGAGCCTAATATGTTTTCATCGGTAGCGCCTTTAGCCCTTTTTTCTGCAAAAAGTTTAGGGAATAGCATCTCTGCTGGAACCCCAAGGTCTCCTGTCTTCTTGTTTTGCAGGCCACCAACATAACGCCCAGGTATGCCCGCAGAATAAGATTGATGGTAATACGATGGGGTTTGGATGCCGCGCCCAGGTATAGCCTCAAAAACAGTCTGTCCTACATAACCTTTCTTTAAGCCTGGCTCTAACATTACCTTTGATAAATCCTCGTAATTTGGAAAACCAAGTTTTTGAAATTTATATTTAGCCATCTCATCTGATATTGCTGTACGCAGCTGCCCTGGCGTGAAGTCCTTGCTAGTCTTAGAAATCATCATTTCTTCGATATTTGGCGATGTTATGCCGGCAAACTTCTTAAACGGTTGCGTTGGTACTTTCGTGCCATCTGGTGTTGGTTTCATCACTACATAGTTTTTTATGGCGCTGTCAAACTCCCGAATAGCATCTTTTGACGGGCGCAGCGTATCTAATTGGCGTACTAGACCTTGGGCCATATGGTGGCTAAAGTCCACAGACTTAGGTGAACCAGCCAAAAATACGCCTAAAACATCATCATCACCAAATTTACCAAAATTAGCTATTTTGCTGGCTGCAGCTGACGGTTCGGACGCGTAAGCAATATCCTCTGCAACATGAGACTTTATAAGCGGATACCGCCGACCAGCTTGTTGTATTACAGGTTTACTTAACGGTACGCCCCTAACTTGAGACACATTACCGCCTAATGCGGACATATCACCAAATACCGGTACAAGTCTTTTACCAACCAAGTCTTTTGGGTTCATGCCAATTTCGCTAATTAAGTTTAAGCCAGGCGTTGGGGTCACAATATCTTGGCCTATAGCCCGCATCTCCTCGCGGCGGCGCACCGCCTGTACTGCCAGATCTTTTTCAAATTTAGTCACGGCGGATTTTTCCGCAGATGTTAAATCGCCGCGCCCAGGATAAAGTAATTCTCTAATTGGTATTCCAGCAACATTAGCGCCACGCTTTGAGGTAGACCCCATTAAGCCTGGGGCTTCGGAAATTTGGCGTTCAAATGCCTCTCTATCGCCTATTTCAACCCCTCTGTCACCCATTACCAACGCAGCATCCATGTCCGCTCTTTGATTGGCAAGGTTTTTAATGGCAGTTGGGCCAATGCCCATAACATAATCTTTTTGGGTTTGAGCCAAAGTTGTGCGCGGCACATATCTTGCTTCACGCAAAACATTTGATAATGTGGCCATTATTTCTTCTTCTTTTTGCTTGCAGCCTCACGCTTAACCGAGTACGCAATGGCCACGGCCTGCTTAACTGGCTTTCCCGCAGCAATCTCGGCCTTAACATTCTTTTGGAATGCCTTTTTGCCAATGTCTTTAATCAGCGGCATTACTTTTTCTTTGCAGTTTTAGCCGACTCTTTAAATGCTTTAGCAGTTGGAGCGCCCTTGGTGCCTGGGCTGCGCATCTTCTCAGGAGTCTTTCCAGCAGCCTTTTGGCGCTCAATCCTCTCCCTTTTAGCGTGAATATTTGAATACAAGCCAGGTTTAGCTGCCATTGTCTTTTCCCTTATCAATTTCTATCAGTAAGGCATCAATAATCGCAATTGCGCCCCGTTGTTGCTGCACCCGCTCTAGAGCCGCTTGAAGTTCTAGTACGGATGCCTGCCTCAATTGTAGTAAATAGTCTTTAGTAATCACTATGCGTTAAAGTTAGCGGCAGTTGCAGCTAACAGGTAATAGTCACTACCAGCGATTTTGACTCGCAAACCATGCGTAATTTCGTTGACATTGGTAATTGTGCCTGTAGCAGCCAATTTAGCGCCTGCTACGGTTACACCAGCTAAATTCAATAAGTAACCATTAGTGTCTACGGTTGCAGCGCCTGTGCCATTAACGCTGGCATAAATTAGGGCAGTTGTTGTTCCAGTAGACGCACCAGATGCGCAATTTAATTCAATTTCAACTGGGGCATAGTTACCAGCAGATGTTCCAGCCGATAGCGTCATTTCAGCTAAAACGGCAGAGCCCAAGCCAGTAGTACGGCCAGAGGTTCCATATACAACTTCACCTTTAAGCGCGTTTGAATAGCTACCAAGAACCGAGTTGATGGTTGTTAAAAATTTAGCACGACCACCAACGCCACCGGTGCCGGTCATTGTTGTGCTAACTAATACTGGCTCAACGCTAGTTGCTCCATCGGTGCTAGTTGATGTTGTTGTGATATTAAAATCACCGCCAGTTAAGTTGACAGCGCCCGAAACATCTAGGCTTTCAAATAGTGGGTCGGCATATGCTACGCCAATTGATTTTCCGTTTGACATGATTAATTCCTTTAGTTAACAATTCCAGTTTTTAAGAGATGCTGCTTTTCGGGTAGGCCTACCCTTTTCATCTTTCATCGGCCCAGGCATTCCGCTCATCCGCGCACAAAAAGACTTTTTACGACCTTCGTCAGCTTTTGTTTTAGGGTTTGGAGCAGGTGCTTTAAGGTTTGCATTATTTTTTGCATTATATTCCGCCCTTCCTTTAGCGGTCATGCCCGCGCCCTTTTCGGCTGGGTTGTAATTCTTCCCCTTACCGGTGGTGGTGCGCGCAATAGGTTTATTAGTGGTTTTTGGCATCATCTGCCTCCACAAAACAGACATCCTTCCAGGACATCACAATTAATTCTTCGCCGTTATCCTCAAATCGAGGGTAGGACAGGTAATCTTCCGCGCCCCCAAATCGTATCCGCTGCCCAATTTCTATGGGGTTTGGAATGAGTCTGCCCTTTTTATCAATCTCGCCAGGACCCACGGCCAATACCTCGCCGATATTGGGTAGTTCATCCATGATGACATCAATCACCTGGCTTTTAACTCGCTCAATAGGTCTTACAACAATTCGATCACGCAGGGGTCTTAGCATTTTTTCTTACCTTTGGTGCTGGAGTGGCTGCCAATTCCGTGAATATTGGCTGCAAAGGAACAACGACTTGATGTTCCCCGCACCACATCCCAGCCTGTTTAGTTACTGATTCAGGATACCGCCGGCAATGGCCAAACTGCGTACCCTGAAAAAATATACAATTCCCGCAATTCACTTTTGATACATTTCGCCAGAATTGTTAGTTTCCATCTTGGTATCGCGACCTTTCATGGTCATTTTTTCGCCCATTGGCTTGTTTTTGCCTTCTTGCATTACGGCGTTTTTGGTCTTTTCTTTACGACCTTTATCTTCGTTACAGTCTTTTGGGCATACAAATGTATTTGCCATTTTGATTTCCTTTATGAGAGTTGTTGCAGTTTGTACAGCAGAGAGTTAATTAAATCTGTAATTTCGTCAATAGTATTCTGTAATTCGGTGTCTTTTGGCAAGTGTTTTCTGTTTTGATCGACATATTTTTGTAATGCTTTGAAGTACCGCACAGGGTCTTTGTCAATCTCAAATTCTTCCTCAAATTCGTCTAATGGGCCATACCGACCCATATACGATTCTACCAGCCGGTCTACGAGGTCAGGGATGGCGTTATAGTATTTAGCCAAGGCCTTATGGTTCGCATAGCTTTTAGTCTGCCAATGTTGCAAATGCGCACAGGTCGCAGAGTTAAGCAATGCCAGCGAGAATGCTTCGATGTCTTTCATAATTCCTTCAAACAGTACATATTAATGACCTTCGGCCCTGTTATTTTATCTGCCTTTGCGCCTTTTGTGGCAACAATTTTATTTTCACGATGCACTAATTTCCATAATACCGCTTTGATTGAATGCGGTTTTGCAACCAGTTCAGCTGCAATTTGCGCTTGCGTTAAATTGGGTAATCGCTCAAGCAGCAACAAAATGTCTTGAGATAATCTTGGACGGCGTTTTAACTTCTTCATAATAAACAGTTCCCTATAAAACTCTTACTTTTACCATACCGCCTTTTTGCTGGCTTATTTTGTATGTGCAATTAATTCGTTTGTCGTTGACCTTCCAGGCATCAGCCAGACCGTCTTGGCCAGCTTTAAACGAGGCAATCATGTTGTCCTGGTCCCGCGGGCGGTTATCTGGCGGGTAGAACTCCACCTCCAAAAAAATGGGCGCGTCCTCCACAAT